GCCACCAATGTCGTCATCTATGAAAGAAATAGCATCTGTAATTTCAGCAGAGATAACGCCTTGAAGTTGCTCTTCAGACATAACCTCATCACCCTCCATCTCGCCTTGCATGGTTTCAGCCATCAACATTGGGTTTTCTTGTATCATTTTGAGTCCTTATCGTGCGCCAATGTAGGGGAGAAGTCCCTGTGATGCGCCACCATAACTTTGGAGTAGTGATGGAATGCCACCAACATAGTTATTTGCCATACCGCCACCCATACGCATTTGAGGGGGGGTCATCATTTCATCTTCTTTGGTCTTTGGGTTGAAGGCATATTGGTATGCGCCTGACAACATATCGCCAGCAGTAGAGTTTGGGTTAGTAAATGTATTGTAGGCTTGCATAGTAGGTGCAATAGCTTGATTACCAAGGCCACCAATAGTGCTGCCTAGACTTTCCATACCAGAAGGTGGAGCCATACCACCAGAAGCTACTGCCTCGGACATACCTGCTTGAGCAGATGGTAAGAACGATGCCATTAGTGCAGATAAGAAATCCATTTAATTTTCCTCATTTTTTATTCCTTGCAGAAATAGCTTTAGCCTTCGCCCTAGCATCTGCTTTACTGCTTGCACCCCACGCATTGAGGCTTAGAAGCAATCTAGTTGGCATAGAGTCCAGGTTTCATAACAACTCCGTAACGCTAATTGTGGAAGCAGTAACACCAGAATCTTTAATAACAGCAATCTTGTCACCAGAAGCCACGGGGAAAATTTCAGATGTATTGTTTGCCAACATTGGGCTTGTCGTAATGCTTGCTGTTGGTGCAGAACCAAACTGGATATGGCTATGACCTAATGAACAAGCAACTCGAACATGAGTAGTTGAGGCCGCAAAAGCGGTACTTGCAACACTAGAATTTGTTACTGTAAAAACTTGTGTCGTACCAATCCTAAATACATTAGGGATGGTATTTCCATTGTTATCTCTTGTTAAGAAAGACATAATTTTTCCTTAAGTTACTTTTTGCTTCGGTTGGTTGCAGTTCTACCACCACGTTTGGGCATAGAACGGGACTCGCTCATTGCGATAGCGACAGCTTGGTCACGGGATTTAACCTTGTCACCATAGGAAGACTTTAGCTTGCCTCGCTTGTATTCGCCCATTACCTTGCCAATCTTGTTGGCGGCTTCATCCATCTTCATAGGATTCTCCAATATAGGTTGCGTGATACTACCATAAATTAAAAAAAGAGCCACTTTTTTAGGGTGGCTTAAATGGCAACGGCAATCAGACCAATCCTCGAATCAACCTTTTGATCGGTTTACCCCAAGAAAGATTAGACCCCCAAGAGATGGTGGCGGCATCTGAGGCAAATGTCAAGACAAAAGCATCAGCCATGTCGGGAGATTTCAATCCCCTACGTCTAATATCATCTTTGGATTCAATCTTTATCTTCCCGTTAGAAGTAAACGTGTACCTTACTGTCGCCAGTTCAGCAATGAAATCTTCGTTATTGGGTATCTTGCAGTCACGTTTCTCAAGCCAAGCCTTGGTTTTATGCCAGAGTTCTGCTCTCAGATTTAAATACGTACCACCCATAGCGGGACTCTCTGATACGTTAATCCCTCTACATGGAAGCTTTAGTTCTCTTAATCGGTCAACAACACCCGCTCCGAGGCCAATAGAGTCAACCAGAATCTCTGCGGGTCTACTCTTGTGGTCACAGGCTTCGTACTGGGCAACTACTGCACCTGTTAACTGCATTAGATCCAAGTTCCTCCACCTCTCAAGAGTGTGTACAACATTAGACTGACGTTTACATAGAACAGATGAATCGGAGCCAAAACGAGCCACATCGAGTCCCCAAATGATCGGAGCATCTTCATAAGCTCTTGTATCTCTGTGTTTAGCAGACTCAAGCAACTCCATAGGAATAATCGTGTCATCATCGCTCCTTGGAAACTCACCCAGAACTCGGATCCGGTAGGCGTTACTTTCCTCGCCATAGCGGGATTTCATGTCTTCTACGTACTCTTTACTTACACGAGTAGAGTCAATACAGGATACTCTCTTTGTCCACCACTCATCTTTGAGTCGATTATGGGTGTCAAATAAAAATCCTGAACTACGTACTGGATTACCCCATAGGATGGTTAATGCATTATGACCAGACATAGAACCCGCAGCGGCCTCGAATACTGCCTCTGGGACACCAGAAGCCTCATCTGCTACCAACATCACGTTCTCAGAGTGGACGCCTTGGAGGGCTTCGGGTTGTTCAGCACGAGAAGTCCTAGCCGAGATAAACGCCTCGGTAGCGGAAGCCTTTAGTTCTATCCTCTCTTGTTTGACATCAAGTAGGTCTTGGATAGGTTGGGGTAGTTCTTTGACCCATCTCTTTAGCTCGGCAAACAAAGCGTCATACAATTGGGCAGAAGTAGGGGCAGTAACCACGACTTTGACGGGATACCTTGTCAACAAGAACCATAGCATTGCCCAACTCGCTGTTGTTGATTTACCTACTCCGTGACCAGAACGAATACTAATCTTTCGCTCACCAGAGGCTACGGCATTCAAAAAGTCTTGTTGCCAATCATCAGGCTCTACCCCTAGAACCTCTTTAACGAACAGGTTTGGGTCATTCCTGTAAAGAGTTATGAACTGGATAAACGGGTTATTCATTGTTTTCGATCACTTCAGCCTTACCCATGTGCTTTAAAGCTTGAAGGTGTAGATCACCTAAAGAGATATTGACTTGGGTCTTAGCAGTGTCTCCATAGTTCTCAGGGTCAAGCTTGGAGGCCATCCACTTACGGGTATCTACTTGGAGTCTAGCTTTGTTGACTCCCGAGTTACTTGTCTCATCTGCTTGGTCAGCAATATCTAAAGCCTCTTCTGCCAGTTTCTCAGCCTTTAGCTTACGAGCAGCGAGTACCGCATCCCTTCTCTCATCCGTATGGTTGATCCAGAAAGAAAGCATGGGCCTAGAACACTCTATGAACTCTGCCAAGCGTCCAATGGTCATTCCTTGGCTAATGTGTGCTGTAACGAATTCAATGCCTCCTAGCTCCTCTATCTTCCTCTCCAATGCTCTCCTCATAGGAAACCCAGCCATATCTTCTCCTTGATTTAATGTCTACAAATTCTAAACTATAAAAAAATTTTTGGAAGGGTTAGTTGTGTGTGGCGATAGGGGTAGGGGGGGTCTATAGCTCAAATGCTATACCGATATGTGTTTATGGGATGAGTTGTAGATTGATATGTGTTTATGTCCCCTGTTACTGCGCCCCCTCCATTTAACTCAAGGGGGGGGTAAACCCTACGTTAGTGAGTGCTCACTTCGCCTAAAGTTAGTGAGTGCCAACTAACTTAGCCTGGTGAGTGAGTGCTTACTTACTTCTAGATGCGAATGGTTCTCATTTACAAAGGTTATGCGTTTTTTGCATAGTTTGTCTCAGATACGCAAGGGATTGTGTTGTGTCGGCCTGTTAAGGGTTCTTAAATGTTCTTAAGGTTTAGCCTATCCATAACCCAGCCCTTACCCGTTCCCCTTATGTATCCTATCTGATCCCCTTACCTATCCCTTATTACAATTGGATCCCTTGTACTGGGTTTCCCCTTCTTTTCTTTTCTCAATTGTAGCTACAGAATCAAACCATATTAGGGTTTACCCTTAAGGGTTTAAAGATCACAAATCTAGGGTTTGTACTAAGTGTTTTTCTCTTTTCTTTTGCTATCATAAATGCACATTCAATCGGAATGTATCTACTTAATGGGTGTTCACAATGACCAAATCCGAATCAAAAGAAGTCGCTAGATCCGTTCAATATAGCGAGGCTGGCTTAGGTAAGGACTATCTAGCCCGTTCACTCTCTAGCCTTATCCGCTCCGCCAGGACTACCAAAAGCCAAAATGAAATCATGGCAATAGCTGTAGCGCATGGCATCACATCAAACCCCGAATTTATTGTTTAAGGGGATAACATGAAAATTCAAATCGAGATCCGCTCACAGTACGGGAACACTGTCGCATATCCTATATGCCAGGCTGCAAAGCTATTCGCTAGGATATCAGGCACAAAAACGCTACCCGCTCAAGCCCTTAAGGACATTCAAGCCCTAGGGTTCCACATTGTCGCTATCAATTCTCAAAACACTTTGGAGCAAATACTATGAAAACAGTGATTTATCAGGCAATTTTTGCCGCTGTTCTTTTTTGTGCTGCGCTGGCTTTGATGCTGGCTTATTTTGACGTTTTAGTCAAATAAGGGGCGCACCATGCTTAAAAAAATGCGTTCAAAATTCCGTTCTAGGTGTTCACAGTCCCAGGCTGTGATAAATGTCGGGGATTGGATCCTATTCGATACAGCTACAAAACGGGCTGTACTTGACCCCGATAGCGACACAATCACTTTTTATGGTGAAAACGGCCCGAATACGTTCTATAGGAATAAAAACGGGCGCTGTATCGACTCACCATGCTGTGGGTGTTGCACAATTTAATTTTCTTTTCTTTTAACTTAATAGGTGTCAATTTTGAAAATCATTCCAATCATTCCAATGACAAAAACCCAGGCTGCAATAGCTTGCGGATCTTTAACGTCAACGTCAAAAATGCCATGTAAAAGCTATAGTTTACCAACTGAAGCTTGCGTTACTGGGTTCAAAATGTCCAAAATTGAGGGTTCTATATGCTCAAAATGTTATGCGGATAAGGGCTTCTACAAAATGTATGAAAACAACATTAAACC